CCCATACTTGGCGGCATCGCTGGAAATGGTGAAACTGAATTGACCGCCTGAGACATCGGCTTTCGTGACAAAGCCTGACAGTAGCGCGATAGCCCCGTTAGCGAGGTCGCTCCAATTAACTTGAAAGACCCGCGCCCGCGCATCGGTATAACGACCGCCAATTACGCCAATACGGGAAACATCATCGCCAATCGGCCCGGTGATTTCAATGTCAGACCCGTTTAGCCCCGTTGCCAGTTCAAGGTCTGAAGGCATGATCCCGGTGCCTGCCGAATAAGTGGCCGCGCCGTCCCCAAGGTCGAATGAAATATCATTGTCGTGATCGGTAACAGCAAGAATTGTGCCATCCGCAAGGTCAAGCCGGATCATCATGCACCGCTTATGTGCATCAAGGGCAAGATGCCCCTTCATGCCATTTGCAAGCGTCCTCACTGGCGCACCTCAACCAGCGTCATGTTTTCGATTTGGTCTAAGTGAGTTGCCAGCCCGACAATTTCCAGCGGGGTATCAAAGCGAACCTTTACCACCGTTCCGCCGGTTTCGTCGGTCCAGTCGGTAAAGTCGAAACTGTGCAAGCTACCCTCAGCCTCGGCGTATAATTCAATCACAGACAGATAGACCGGATCGGTTCGCACGGCGGGCGGGAAGCTTACGTCATAGGTGCGCAGCGGGGTTGCCCAACGATTGTTGCGGACTTCATGCCCCCCGTCCGTTGTGACGATTTCGGTCCCCCAGCGTTCCCTGCGAACCGCGCCTAGTTCAATCTGAATGGGGAGGGTTGAATTGATATGGGCCATCACCCGTCCTTCATGGGATTGAGTTCACGGCGATAACGGCGGGCGGCTTGTGAGCCTGTTTCGCGGGCCTCGCGGGCGTTAGTGATGCCGGGGAATACAAAGGTGGGGTTGTGGACTTGCTGCTTGCCCATGTTGCGCAACTCCCCGTTGGGGATCACTTGCGAACCTCGCCGCAGATTGACCAATTCCGGCCCCTGTTCCCCAACAATCGCCAATCCACCGGGGGCGAAGTTTGTGCCGCCAGCGAAACCGGGGAGCGGAACATAAGTCCCCCCAAGCTGCCCGCCGATGCTTGTGGCAACGCTGCTAATGCTTGGCATACCGCCGCCGCTCGGAAGGCCAACAGCCATGCCAATCATTTGCATAATTGTTTGCTGAATTTGCAGGCGGATTAGATCGGCTAGGATTTGCTTAATAACCGACGAGGCCACATCGCCCAGCGACTTGAAGTTGACTATTGCGTCTGTAAGGCCATCATTAAAGGCGTTCAGTCCGTCAACCTTGATCTGGTCAATTGCGTCATTAAGCTGGCCCGCCGATAGCGAGGCGCTGCGCATATACGCCTCACCCGGCCCCATTGTGCCTTGCCGAACCGCTGCTTCGCGCTGGCCCTGTGACCGAAGCAAAGCCTGCTTTTCAGCGTTGGCATTTTCCCATGCTGCGGAAGCAGTGGCCTCAACCGCAAGAATCCGGTCCAGCTCGGCAATCCGCAGCCGGTCTTGCAGGGCCAAAATGGCAAGTTCAGCATCCCGGCGATCCGCGCTGTTGTCGGCTAGTTCGGCGCGAAGCTGCGCATCCTCAATCTGGATTTGCAGACTGCCGCGCGCAATCTCGAAAGATTTGCTTGCAAGGTCGCGGCCATATTCCCGTTCGGCGTTCTGCTTTTCTTGATCTATCAGGCCGGTCTTGGCTGCGATCAGGGCTTCGCGCTGCGTGGCGGTCAGTTCTTCGTCTAGCTTGGCGTTTTCAACGAATGCGGCAAGGTCGGCGTTAAGGCCCGCAATCTTGGCTTCGTAAGCCTGCTTGATGTTGCCGGTGTATTCCGCTTCCGCCTGTAGCTGGTCAACGCGAAGGCCGTTCAGTTCAGCATTGAACCGGGCCGCATTCTGTGCCGCCTCGCGCGCAATGTCAGCCGCCGACTTGCCGCCGCCGCCACCGGATCGGCCACCTCCACCACCGCCGCCGCCAAATCCATCGGCAAAACCAGCGCCCAGCGGCTTGCTCTTGCTGGGCATGATTTCCGCAATGGTCAGGCCCTTGCTGCGGAGCAATTCATCTGCCTGCTTTTCGCGCGACAGATTAGCGTTGCGGCGATAGCCAGCGGCTTTTTTCTGGTCGCCTGCGAATGGTGAAATTCCGAAAATCGCGGCGTTTACATCGCCCTGGATTTCCTGCCGCTTAAGGTTGAATTGCCTTAGCGCAGAAGCGGCGCGGCCAATGGCATTAATCAGCGAGACAAACGCATTCGCCAGCCCTAGGATCGCATCGGCATTGTCCGCCACCACACCGGCAACGCGGGCTTTCAGCACCGTATTAAGCGCGGCCAGTTTGTCGGCGGTTTCGTCCGCGCGCTGGATTTGATCTTCCGAAAGAACCGCGCCCAGCTTGTGCGCTGCCTGCCGCAGTTCGTTGACCGCAGCCGAGCCGCCCGAAAGCAACGGCTCAAGCTTTTGCCCAGCCTTGCCAAACAGGTCCGTTAGCACCGCCGCGCGCTGCGCCGGGTTCTCAATCCCCTTCAGCGCGTCCGCAACCTTGGGGATCGCGTCCGCCGCGTTCAGGACATTGCCGTTGGCGTCCTTAACCGCGATGCCCAGCGAGTTAAAAGCCTCAACCTGCTTTTTGCTGCCGTTGGCCGCCTCGCCAATTGTGCGGGTCAGCTTGGCAAGCGCCTTGTCCATTTCCTCTTGGGAAAGACCTGCTTGCGTTGCAGCGTAGCGGTATTCTTGCAGCGCGTCCGTAGTTACGCCAAGCTGCTGCGCCGTCTCGCCAAGGCTAGAGGCAAATTCAAGACTGCCTTGCACCGCGTTTTGCATCGCGTTTGCCAGAACGGCAAAGCCCGCAGCGACCGCCGCCGTGCCGATAGTCTTTAGGCCGATGCCGACCTTTTGACCGGCCTTATACATTCGGTCGGATTCGGTGTTGAAATCCTTACCGGCGCGCTTCATGCCCCGGCGGGCCTTCTCTAGCCCCCGGTCAAACTCTGCGCTTTCAAGACCAAGCGAAACCAGCAGCGAACCTAACACGGTTGCCATGCTATTTCCTTTCGATCTTGCGGATTGTCATGGGCGCACCGCCGCTTTGATACGCCAGCAAGGCCGCGAGCATTTCGCGCGGGGCCTGTGCTTTCTTTTCGGGGTGCAGGTAGTGCCGCAGCGGCTTTAGCTTTCCAGCCTGTGCAGCAGCGGAGAACGCCCCGACCTCCCAAGCTAGCCGGGTTTGTTCCTGGCTCTCATTTTCCAGCCGCTTACGAACGCCTTGCATCGCCAATTGGAAACTGCGCGGCGTCTGTTGCCAGAAATCGTTCGGCGGAAAGCCTGCCTGAACCCACATGACATAGAAGTCATCTAGGGTTAGGTCGCTGGGGCCTCCGCCGTCTGTCCGTTTCCCGGCTCGGCCTTGCCGCCGTAGCTGGTAAACAGGTCAATCAGCGCGGTCGCCAAAGCCTGCGGGGCGCGGGCGACAATTGCCAAGGTGTGATCCTCGGTAAAGTCAGGATGTTCCTGCACGGCAAGGCACTTGATAAGCGTGGCCGAACGGGTCGGCGTAAGCCCTGCACCGTCAAATGCCAGAAGGTCAATTCCGTGCTGTTCCGCCAAGGCGATTGACCGGAAGTTAAGACGGAGGGTGATCGGCTCACCCTCCATCTCAAACGTTACCTTGGCATCAATGGGGGCAACCATTAGGCTTCAGTGCTCGCGCCAGTGAAGCGAACCGTGAGCGTAGCGGTCATGCGGTCATCAATGGGAACATTGCGCTCCCAGCCCTTGACAATGCAATCCCCGGTGATTTCCCAACCGCTAGCACCGTCCGGCAGAACGATCTTGTAAGAACGGGTCACGCCGTCATTAAGCGCGGCCTGGATCAGCAGGTCAGTCGCGCCGCCAGCGACATAGTTAAATTCAAACGTGCCTTCGCCGTCCTCAATCAGCCCGGCGATATATTCGCGGCGGCGATTAGGCGAAGCCATGTGCGTTGCTTCAACGTCCGCAATCTGCGGGTTAGGCGGCGTTACCGAAAGCACTTCGTCCAGTTCGGTCAGGACGCCAAGGGCGTTGTCCAGCCAAAATTCTGCGCCGTAGCCAATTCTTGCACTAGTCATTTGTGAAAATCCTATCCATCATGCCAAAGATTGAGGTCGATTAGTTCCCGGTGAATGAAGCCGGTTTCCGTCTGTTCGCCCCGGTCCAAGACGGTATTCAAAAAGGCGCGCAAGAAAGTGACGCCCGATTGCGTAGCCTCGCCAATTAGCGCCGTGATTACTGCTTCGCGCAGCGCAACAGACTGCGATTTCTTGAGCGCGTAACAGTCGATTTGAACCCGCGTGGAACGGTAGCCGTCAAAGCCCGCCATGTGCTGCGAACGGTTGTCAGCCACTACGGTTAGGACGATACAGGGCGCGTTGGTGCCTTGCGGCCTTACACCCCAATCAATCCGCGTTCCGGCCAGCGCCGAAACCCCCGCATCAGCGAGGAGACGGGCGCGCAATGCTGTTTCCATCATGCCCCCGCTTTTGCTGCCTTGCGGGCCGCGCGCT